GGTGATCCTGCAATTATTGGAGTTGCCTGTTCAATTGTTTCTGATATAACAACTGGAAAATATAAATTATTAAAATGGGACAAACAAGAAAGAAGGTACTATCCAATTGAAATTGATTTGTATCAAAAAGAATCCTCTTGACAATTTAGTTTATAGGATTATATTAGAAAGAAATAGAAAGGTAAAATTATGAGTGTAAATTTTAGAGAAGATAAACAAGATCAAATTAAAGCTGTTGCTAATCCAAATGAATTAGCTGCTAAAGTTCAGCAATTAAAAGATTTAGAAGATGAAATCGCAAACGCAGAAGACGGCGTAAAAAAATTAAAAGAAAAAGCAAACATACTTTCTCAATTTGAAATTCCTCAAATGATGGAAGAAATGAATATCAAAAAATTAAAGCTGAAAGATGGAGAGACAGTTGAAGTCTCCAATTTCTATAGTGCATCTATTGTAGATCAAGATGCAGCTTTTAAATGGCTTCGTGAAAACGGTCGAGGTGATATTATTAAAAATGATATTACCGTTACCTTTGGTCGTGGCGAAGATAACAAGGCAGCACAATATGCTGTCCTTGCAAAAGGTCAAGGATACGAACCTGTCCAGAAAGTAGGCGTGCATCCTCAGACCCTTAAAGGAGTAGTCAGGGAGTGTAACGAGTCTGGAATCGAACTTCCTGACTGCTTTAAAACTTACGTGGGTAACCGTACAAATATAAAAAGGAGTTAAATATGGAAAACAACATAACAACAAAAAAAGCGGCACAAACACCGTCTACTATTTTATTTAGAGACGATGCCTCAAAAGGATTTGAGAATGTAAGACAAGAATCTCTTGCTTTACCTATCTTAAAACTTTTGCAAAACGGATCAGGAGAAGCACAAAAACGTAATCAAAATTACGTAGATGGTGCAGAACCTGGTATGTTTTTAAATACAGTTACTAAAAGACTGTATGATGGTGATAAAGGAATAAGTGTAATTCCTTGTTACTATAAAATGGAGTTCCAAGAATGGGCAGAGTTTGGTACTGGTTCCGGTAGACCAGAACAAATTTTTCCTGCAGACTCTGATATTTTATCTAAGACTACTAAAGATGGTGGTAAAGATAGATTACAGAATGGAAACTACATTTTAACTGTCCATCAAAATTTTGTAATTATACTTGGACCAGATGGTAAAGCTGAAACTGCATTAGTTTCAATGAGTGCCTCTCAAGGTAAAGTTGCAAGAAAATGGCAGTCACTTCAAATGTCACAAACTATGAAAGATGAACAAGGTTCTTTTACACCTGCATCTTTTGCTTTCTCTTACAAATTAACCTCAGTGTTAAATAGTGGTAAAGGCAATCAGTGGTATGGTTTTTCAGTTGAGTCTGAAGGACCAATTCAAGACGCTGAACTTTATCAAAGAGCTAAAGAATTTCACGATAGTTTAGAAAAACAAAACAGATAATTGCCACAATTGGGCGCTACGTTTGTGGCGCCCAATTTAATTTAACTTGAGGGAACATGTTAGAAAGATTAAAAGATATATTTAGAGGTTTAGAGAGTGCTCATGGTGTCACTAAAAAAACAGATGAAATTAGACACGATGGTAAAAACGAAGTCAGATCAAAAACAATAAGAGAGCCAGTAACCAATGAGTTATGGCAAAAACATTTAGATGGTGAAGAACCTGGATTAGGAATTATACCCATCAACGAAGAGAATAAATGTAAATGGGGTGCAATAGATATTGATACTTATCCATTTGATCATTTAAAATTAATTAAAAAAATTAGAGAAAATAATTTTCCACTCATAGTATTTAGATCTAAATCAGGTGGTGCACATGTCTATTGTTTTACAAAACAATTTGTTGCTGCATCTTTAATGAGACAAAAATTACAACTCATGGCATCTGCTTTGGGTTATGCTAAAGCAGAAATATTTCCTAAACAATCTAAGATCATGGCAGATAGAGGTGATGTAGGTAGTTTCTTAAACATGCCTTATCATGGTGGAGATCGAACAGTTAAGTATGCAATTGATGACAGTGGTAATTCTTTAACCATAGAAAAATTTATAAAAGCATATGACTTAATTGCGTTAGAAGATATTCAATTAGAAAATTTATTAGTAAATAAAAAACAAGAAAAAGCTAAAGAAGATTTCCCTGATGGTCCACCATGTTTAAACACTATAATTAAAAATGGTCCTATCGTAGAAGGTAATGGTGATGTTGCAGCATCTGGTCGTGATAATGGTTTATTTAATATTGGAGTGTATGTAAAAAAATCTAATCCAATAGGTTGGGAAGACAAATTAGAAGATTACAATACAGAAAAATATATTAAACCACCTTTAAAATCTACAGACATACAAAGGATTATAAAACAATTAGATAAAAAAGATTATGATTATAGATGTAAAGACAAACCTATTTGTAATTTTTGTGATGAAAGACTCTGTTATACAAAACAATATGGAAAAGGCGGTGATGTTAGAATGCCTGCAATTACATCAATTAGAAAATATGAATCAGATCCACCTATATTTTTTGTAGATATAGATGAAGATACTATTGAAGTAGATGCACCAACATTACACGATCATGAAAAGTTTAGTATTGCATGTATGACTGAACTTGGAACACCATTAATTCCAGTTGCTAAATTAGTATGGAGAAAACAACTAGCATCTTTAATGAAAAACATGGCTACATTAGAAGCTCCTGATGATACTAAAATAGATGTACAGTTAAAAGAATTACTAACTGGATTCATTAGTCGTGATGGTAAAGCTTTAGAAGATGTTTTAAAAAGAAAACCTTATACAGAAAATGGAATTAGTTATTTTAAATTTAAAGACTTTTGGGGTTACATTGTAAAACAAAAGACTTGGCCAGAAAGAAACTATCCGAAAAATAAAACAATAAGATTGTTAGAACATTTATTTAACGCAAAACAAGATGTTAAAAAGATAGTCGTTAATGATCAAGAGAAGAGTGTAAAACTTTGGACGGTAGAGAAAATTGAAGTCGAAAAGTATATACCAAGAAAATTAGAAAAACAACCCGCACCTTTTGAATGAGAACAGTAATAGCAGGACCACCAGGAACGGGGAAGACCCATACGTTAATTCATAAACATTTACAAAATGAATTGATTGTTAATAAAACAGATTCTAAAAAAATTTGTTACATTACTTTTAGTAATGCAGCAGCAAATGAAGCAAGAGAAAGAATACAAAAAGAATATCCAACATTTGAATTTGAATGGATTTGTACCATGCACTCAATGGGAACTAAAATGTTAGGTATAGATACTTCATCACAGTTACTAAAAGATAAAAACTGGAATGCATTTAAAAATAAATATGGTCATACTGATATGCATTTTGAAACAGTGCAACATGCAAATGGTTTTAATGAATATAAAAATCAATACATGAAAATTATAGAATACTCTCGTTGCACAAAAATGAATTTACAAGATGCAGCAATAGAACTTGATTTAATAGATTATATTAGTGAACCTTTACTAGAACAAATCAATCAAGACATTATTGATTATAAAAGAGATTATAACATGTATGAATTTTCAGACATGATTTCCAAGTTTGTTGAGAAAAAACTATGTCCCTCCCTCGACGCTGTTTTTCTCGATGAAGCCCAAGATCTGAATCCTCTGCAATGGGAAATGTTTTTTTACATTGAATCCTGTTGTAAGAGATCTTACGTTGCAGGGGATGACGATCAGGCTATCTATGCGTTTCAAGGGGCAGACCCTAAGATATTTATTAACTTAGAAGGAACACCCGATCATCAAACACAATCAAGAAGGGTGCCACATGCCGTGCATAAAGTTGCACTATCTATATTAGATAACATTGATGAAAGAAGAGTAAAAGAATGGTTACCTAGAGAAGCTCCCGGTAAAGTTATAGAAGATTTAGAACTAGAAGATATTGATTTTAGTAAAGGTCAATGGATGATTTTAACTCGAACCAATGATCAAATGAAAAAATTAGTGCCTTTACTTCAAGTTACTGGCTATAGATTTGATTGTAAATTCAATGATTTACTTCCATTAGAAGTGATAAAAGCAATCAATGACTGGGACCGTTTAAATAAAGGTGCAAATATCTCTGGAGATGAGGCTAGAAATATTTATGAATATCTAAAATACGATCAAGGCGATGTAAAGTATGGTTTCTCTGGAGGCAAGTCCCTAGTAAATGTAGACTCAGTGGACATGGATGAGTTGAGACTAGAACATGGACTCATTGCTCATGGGGATTGGAAAGCATTAAGATTAAAAGATTACCAGATCGAATACATCAAGGACCTAGTGGCGAGCGGCGAGGATCTAAGTAAACCGGCAAGAATAAAATTATCAACTATACATTCTGTTAAAGGGGAAGAAGCAGAAAATGTAATTCTATTTACAGATTTAGAAAGAATTATTTATGAAGCAGCGCAAATAAATAAAGACACCGAACATAGATTATTTTTTGTTGGTGTGACAAGAGCAAAAGAAAATTTATTCATAATGAATCAAGGTTATGAATATCAATATAACATAGGAGAAGAAATAATATGACAAATAAAGGTATGTTTAATGAAGCATTTCCACAAGATAAGCAGATAGGCGGGAGTCATTACAAAGACTTTTACATTCAACCGTATGAATTTATATCAAAGAATGATCTCTCATTCTTTCAAGGGAATGTTATTAAGTACGTGTGTAGATATATGAATAAAAATGGTATACAAGACTTAGAAAAAATAATTCATTATTGTGAATTAGAAATAAAAAAGATGAAAGACATAGGTAAAAAGAAGTGAATATGTTCGCAGTTCATGATTTGTGTTTTTATACATTATTAACTTATTTTTTTTGGAGTAGATTAATATGATTTTTCAAGCACAAACAGAATGGACATGTCCAGAAACTTTCCCTGATTTAAGTCAAGCAAAATATATTGCAATCGACTTAGAAACTAGAGATCCAAATTTAAAATCAAGAGGATCTGGTGCAGTTATAGGTGAAGGAGAAATTATTGGTATTGCAATCGCAGTTGATGGTTGGTCAGGTTACTATCCAATAGGACATAGAGAAGGTAATCTAGATAAGAGAATAGTATTAGATTATGTAAAAGAAGTTTGTGCAACAGATGCAGTTAAAATTTTTCACAATGCAATGTACGATGTATGTTGGTTGAGAGCTTATAA